CTACTATTAAGCTACAGGAATGGATGAAGAAGTCTAACTTTGCTCAATGGTTAAATGATTGGGGATTAAGTCTATCTACTCACGGTTCATCAGTAAGTAAGTTTGTAGAGAAAGATGGAGAGTTATCAGCACAGGTAGTAGATTGGAATCACTTTCTTTGTGACCCTATTGATTTTGAAAACAATCCTAAAGTAGAGAAACTGTATTTAACACCTGCTCAACTAAAGAAGAATAAAAACTACAATCAAGACCTTGTTAAAGAATTACTTGATAGCCAAACTACTCGTGAAACAGTGGGTGGAAAAACTAAAGATAACAGGGATGACTATATTCTTATCTATGAATTGCACGGAGAATTATCACTAGCAACTCTTAAAGATAGTCAAGGAAAGAAATATACAGAGAAAGATGAAGAGATTTATATTCAACAAATGCACGTTATATCAAAGCAAGGTACTGTAGATAGTAAAAATACTAAAGGAGAAGCCTATACACTATTCTCTGGTAAAGAAGCTCAAGACCCTTATGAAATTACTCATCTTATCAAGAAAGATGGTCAAACATACAGTGGTGGAGCTGTTAAGAACCTATTTGAAGCACAATGGATGGTAAATCATAGTGAGAAACAGATAAAAGACCAACTAGATTTGGCTTCAAAGATAATATATCAGACATCAGACGGTACTTTTGTAGACCAGAACGTGATGACTAACATAGAGAATGGAGATATATTGAAACATAACCAAGGTGAACCGCTTACAAGACTAGCTGGAAATCCTGATATTAGTGCTATGCAGTCATCTAAGGGGGAATGGCAGAATATTGCAATGCAAATCAATGGTATTAACGAAGCAATGGTATCAGCTCCTAAATCTGGTACTGCTTGGAGACAAACTCAAGCTGTCTTACAAGAAGCTCACTCACTATTTGAATTAATGGCAGAGAATAAAGGAATAGCTGTTAAGGAAATATTAAGAAAGTTTGTTATCCCTCACTTTAAAAAGAAACTAAACAACAAAGATGAAGTGTCAATGATACTAGAAGAATATCAAATCAAGCAGATTGACCAGATGTATATACCTAATGAGATTACTAGACGAATTAATCAAAAGAAAAAAGAAATAATCCTATCAGGGGAAATATATGACCCAACACAAGAAGAAGGGCTTATTGCTAAGACTGAAGAAGAGATAACTAAGAATCTCACAGGTAATCAAAGATTTATTAAGCCATCAGAGGTAGATAGTGTTACTTGGAAAGAAGTGTTAAAAGACATTGAGTGGGACTTAGATATTGATGTCACAGGTGAACAGAAGGATGTTCAAGGTGCGTTGGCTACGCTTACAACCGTCTTACAAACTATTGCTGGCAATCCAATGATGCTACAAGACCCTAACGCTAAGATGATATTTGGTAAGATTATAGGATTAGCTGGTGGTATCAGTCCATTAGAACTACAAACTACGCAAGCAGAGCCTGTACCTCAGCAACCAGCTGAGATGGTCGGTGGACAAGCTCCTATGCAACCAATACAATAATAAACAGGCGAGAGCCTTAATTGGTGGAAACACCCATAAAACCTATGGACAAAAATCAAACAGACAAGTATTCTGAAGGGGAAATAGAGATATTAAAACAAGCCTATGAAAATAATACAGATTTGTTTTTAATGCTTAGAGACCATTTCTTACAGCTTGGTACAGATGAACATCTAAAAGAACTTACACCTGATTTCTTAGAAGTATTTGGTAAAGGTATATTCTTTGAACTAAGAAATGATTTGCCTATAACTCAACAAGCTACAATGTATTCAGGATTAAGTATGCTTGAACAGTTACACCCTGAAATGGGTATTATATTAATTCAGGCAGCAGACTTAGTAAATGATTATGTAAAGCAACAGTTGGAAATACTTACAAGCAAAGAAGAACCTGAAATTATATTGGAAGAATTGCTTGAAAGATTTGGCAGTGTAGAGCAGAAGGAAATGAGAGTAATCAATACCATAGCTTATAATAAACTTATTCCGATTATAGAAAGTAAAATGTTTCTTTTACAATCTAAGTGTGCAAAGAAAGAAGAGACTGAAGAAGAGAAAATTAAGAGATTAGAAGCTAATAGTTCAAAATAAATTATTTAGGGATAAATGTCCCAATAACCATACAAATGTATGACTAAACACGAATTCGCACCAAAGGATGCGGAGACACTTAAGTCCGAAATCCTTGAAGAAACTGGAATTGATTATGAGGATAATCAAGAAATGGTAGATAAGTTAGTGGATAGAGAACTTAAATCAGAGGACTTTAAGGCTAGTCTTCACGAACAGAAAGAAAAACGTGGAGAAAAAGCTGGTAATTACCAAGAAATGTTGAAGAAGGCTGGTCTTGACCCTGAAACTGGGGAAAAACTTGTGGCAAAAGCTACTGGGGACGGAGAAACAACTCCTAAAAATGATAACTTGTCTCCAAAAGACTTTATCGCAATGAGGGACTTACACGAAGAAGATATAGACTATCTCTTAGATGAATCTAAGTTAAGAAAGAAATCTATATCCGAACTAAAGAAAGACCCTTATATGCAGATAATTCTAAAGACAAGAGAAGAAGAGAGAGCTACTGCTGAAGCTACTAATACAAAAGTCACTCGTAGTGGGAATAAAGGTGAATCTTTGCTATCTAAGGTGGATAAAAACGAAGATATGACCCAAGACCAAATGACTAGAGCAGCCAAAGAAGTAGTGGAAGGAATGAAGAAAAGATAGATGGTGGTGGACATCTATTATGTAAATTGGTGGAAATAATTAACATAATAGATAAATTATGACATTTAATACAAATGCAACTACTTCTTGGAGAAAGAAATGGATGCCTAATTTGTTACAAGAGGTTTTGCATAATGCTCTAGTAGCAGCTAAAATTTCTCAACCAGATTATTCTGATATTCTATATATTGAGAATCCATATGGTTCAGCTGGTTCAGTTACTCAACAGACAGCTGTAGGAACTTATAGTGTAGCATCATACACTTCTACAACTGATACTTTGACAGTAACAGAAGAATTTGTTTGGTCAGAACATATTTACGATTTGGAAAAGGTTGCTCAAATTGCTGACATCAAAGGTTCTCGTATGAAAGAAGCTATGGCACAAATGGCTACTTCTGTAGACAAATATGTTGTAAACGCTTTGGTAGACGCTGGTACAGGTTCTTATACTACTCCAGCTGGTGGCTTTACAACTCCTGCCAATATCAATGAAATTGTAGGTGATTTAGCTGGTAAGTTTGCTGGTTATGCTCTAGGATTTGATAATCCATACATTGTAGTTGAATCTACTGATGTAACTGGTGTACTACAAAACCAATTTAGTAATGGTTTTAATATGGCTGATTCAGCTTTGAACAATGGTCTTATGGGTCATTGGGGTGGTTTTGATTGGTATGTGTTACGCACAGGTACTTTTGTAACTGATAATCTAGGTTCAGATGCTTTTACTAACTCTGGTCATAGATTAGCTGGTATTCCTGGAATTTCAACATTCGCAATGCCAGGTGGTAAGATGACTTGGATGGAGAAAGAAGTATCAGGTAAGACTGGTGTAGAACTTGCAATGGTAGCTTATTGTGGTTTCAAGGCTTGGCATCAAAAACTTGCTTTGACTGTAGATATTACGCTTGCTTAAATTAAATTACAGGGGGGAATTGAGGGTAGAGGAGGTAAGTTTCCACCAATACTTGTCAAATCTACTTTCTACTCCCTCCTGTAAATAAATATTAATGTATGAATACAAATAGTGTAATCAACCAAAGAGGTTCTGTAAAAACAGTAAAAGAATTTGAAGAAATCCTAAAACTTTACAAAATCAAGAACCCAGAAAAGTATAAACTTAAAAAGGAAAGTGGTGACTTTGCTAGATTTGAAAAGACACTTTCTAAGGGTAAACCTGTTGTGGTTAAAGAAGAACCACTTGTAGAGAAAACTTTTATTGAACAAGAAGAACCAAAAAAGGTTGAAGAAACAAAAGAAACAAAAGAGAAAAAGGTGGAGAAAAAATAATTAATTAACTTTAATACAATGACAAAGAAACAAATAATGTTAAAGTTATCTGCCTACAAGGTTGCTGTCGCTGTTATAGCTTTGGTATTCCTAGCTGGTACTGGTCTGGTTGTAAAGGCTTACCAGGGCTACGGAGATTCTAAAGTTGTAGTAGTAGAGGGTGACTATATTGAAGCCACTGGTGCTCCAGTAGTAGAAGAAGCTCTTGGTGCATTGTCTGGTCCAGACGTTTATAGCTACTTGAAAGTACACGGAAGATTTATGCAAGGTGGTTATATGGGTACAGATGCTCCTGCTATTTCCACAAGTACCGCTGATACCATTACAGCTACTCAGGTTTGGAAATATTCAGGATTAGATTATACTCCAGGTACTGCTGCTATGAATATTACTTTACCTGCCTCCTCAACACTTACATTCTTGAAGAGTCCAGGTGATTGTCTTGAGTGGAGATTCCGCAACTTGGACACTACTTCAGCTACCTCAACTACTATTGTAGCTGGTACTGGTATTGATTTAGTGGAATTTGAAGGTGGAGACGTAGTAATTGAAGGTGGTAATGAAGCTCTAATAAGATTCTGTCGTGAACTTGACACTGATGTCACAGCTT